GAGGTCATACCAGTTGGGTACATACTACTGGAACACCTCACCGTCGGGGACTACGATCCTTACCAATTTGGACGTGGCCAAAGCCTTTTTGGAATTCCCCAGATAGCTGAGAAGCTCAACTTCTTCACCTACTTTAGGGCCAAAGCCATTAAGGTCACAGTCCGAGTGAATTCGACCATCTTTCACTATGGGACCTTGGTTGCTTCATCCACAGTCAACAACAGCCATGCTTTCCACAACCAGACTGGTACGGGTACTTGGCAATTCATGAACTGTCGTCCTGTCCTCATAGACGCCACAACTGAATCAGCTGTTGACTACCTGATTCCTTGGTGTGCCAACACTCAATGGGTTGTCCCTTCTGCGGCGATTCATCTCATGACGTTTCGCCTGACTGTGGCAGTTCCTCTGTCCATGCTTGGTAGCGCCGTAGATCCAGCTGTCGTGACCGTTTACGCGAGCTTTGTAGACCCTGAAGTCACCTTTCCTAAGGCTGATGATCTGGCTGCCCAATCTGGCCGGAACATGGGCCAGAAAGAAGCTAGAACCAAGTCCTCAAGCGGCACCGTCGTTTCGGACGTCCATTCCTTCGCTGATACTCTGTTCTCCATTGTGGGGGCTGGAGCTTCGGCTGTTGAGAAGCTGGCCCCACTGCTAGCTGTTATGGCCGACAAGCCCTCGACCTTGCGACCTGTTGATCATGTCGTGGTTCTTCCTGGAGCTGACATGCCATTCACTTCAGGTCTCGAGAGTACGGTCCGCCTCTCCGCTGACCCGGAGGCAACCACTGGTTTTTCACCGGGCTTGCTTGGAGATGTCAATCCTAACCCCACGGTCCAATCCATGGTGCGCACTCCTGGCTATGTCGGGTCGTTCAGCTTCACTGATGCCACGCTTGCTGGAACGCTCGTAGGATCCCGAGCTCTGAGCCCTCAGGGGCAGGCCGTCCGTACTGTCGCCTCCATTTGGACTCCCACTCCGCTTATGTGGTACTCCTCACTGTTCAAGTTCTGGCGGGGCGGGATGAAGCTCTTCGTGCACTTTGTGACCAGTTCTATGGTCACGTGCCGATTGCGTGCCGTGTGGATTCCCGCCGGCCATGCTGTCCCTGCCACTGTAGCTGATGCCACCTCTGGAGACTATGTGTCGGAAGTGTTTGAGGTCTCTGGCACTATGGACTATGCTGTCAATATCCCCTATGTCAGCACCACTATGTACAAACGTGTTGCCTCAGATTACACCTTGACCACCATGCTAGATAACACCTCGACCGCTGAGGAGTACTCCCTGGGTTCCCTTGCATTCTATCTGGTCGCTCCTATAGTGTCCATCACTTCGACCCTGGCCCCTACGGTGACTGCGCTCATGTGGATTGCCGCTGCTGAAGACTTTCAGTTCAGTAGCTACGCTGGCCAGTTGCATCGCAATGGTATTTTGTACACCTATGCCCCTGTCATTGCTCAGTGCTCGATCCTGGAGCAGTTTGCCAAGCCATTTCGGCCCCTAGTCCCATTTACGGCAGCGGTTGAGTCCGGTATCGCCACTGCCGAGTCCTATACAGGTTTGGTCGATCTGGGTAAGAGGCATTCCCTGATGTCCCTCCTTCCCGAACAGAGCAACTCAACTTTGTACACCAACACCTTTAGGTGGGACCGGTTTTTGCTTCTGCCTGGAGCCACGTCCATCCCCAATACCCAGGCCTGGCTCTCTGCTGGTCACGTGAACTTCCGTGGTTCTGTTCGGTTCAAGGTGGTCTGGTTTCCTGATGCCGCCTCGCAAACCATTATTCCTATGGTCAGGGGCAATTTCGATGACATTCCAGGAGGAGCTTCCGATGTCCTGAGTGCTGGTCCTGTCTTTGTGACGTCCCCCCTCTCCAATAAATTTCTCGAGTTCGAGACCGTGTGGAATACCTTCATTCCTTTCCTTCAGCGGGCCTCCACTCTTGATGTTAATGGACTCAATGTAACGGCGACCCTGCCGTGTACTAATGTTTCCACCACTGCCGTGGTTGGGCACTTTGGTTACGCCTTTGGTGATGATTTTGCCTTTGGAGTTTACCAGAGTTTGCCCGTCGTTCAGGCGGCTGTGGGTACTGCCTCTGGGCGTTCAAAGCCCAGCTAATTTGATCGCGTGTTAAGCGATCCAGTGCCATCCTGATAACCTTGATGGCCGCAATCCCGCTGCGATAAAGCGGGCTTTAATTATAAAAAAAGTAGTGTTTCACTGCACATGTTGTGTTTAACCTCCGGGTCGAGCAAGGATTTAGTTTGTTGCTCCCCAACATTTGCGTTTTGTTGATTCCAATTATAAATCGCTACGTTGTAGGAGACTCATTTCCCCGTGAGGGGAAATTCGTCTCTTTCTTTTTAGCTATAAC